TGAGTTCTGTGAATGTTTTCCTCCTTGTTAAGAGAGGTAATATCATCGAGGGCTCCGATAGCGTAACCTTCGTCCCAGATAGGCGAGTAACGCACTATCGGATAGTCGGTGACGCCAGGACCTAACGGCTCCGGATTGTCTTCGAGCATCGTATCGCCGAGGAATACGGACTCGTGCAACTTCTTCTGGGCGTAGTTTGTGATAACGAACCGCTTGGACTTCTTGCCTTTGCGATTCAATTTCCATACTGCCTTTTCATCGGTGACGATAGCCATCGTCTGATCCTGCCGATCACTGACTATGAGTGCGGGGATTACTTCTTTCCAATATACCCTGTGCAGCAGGAACCTGTACTTCCGCATCTGTTCAGTATCGGGCACCTGGTCGTTCTCGTCCTCGTCGTATCCGCCGGCACCGCTTTCGGATGATGCGTAAGTCGCAAGCCTCTTCGGGGGACTGTTGCCTAAATCGTCCATCGAGCCCACGGCAACATTGATTTGACTTTCCCGGTCCGGCCACAAAGCCTTAATCTCATCCTGGTCAAGCCACTCACGCTCGATGATGTACTTGGCCGATAAGTTCAAGTCATACTCGATTGCGTTCCTGTCCACCGAGATGTTCCAGATAGAACGCGCCTCAATGACAGGCTGGCCGTTGACGTTCATGCCACGGTCAATTTTCAACTTGAGATATGATTCGGTATCAATCCCGCCACGCATAAACAACTGGCAATAGACGTAATCGGCATAAGAGACATCTTGTGTGTGTTTGAGTATTTCCTTGTGTACTTGTGCGACGGTGGCAGTCCCGCCTCGTCTCGGCCGGACATTGATTTCCTGTCTTGATTGAAGATACATTCCGAGCAGACCTTTGAGTACGGGCTTGCAGCGATTGATCGTTATTGGAGTAACGCCCTTAGATGTGTATAGCTCGTATTCTTCCTCCGTCCACTGATGTAGTCCGCCTCGGAAGAAGTCCTGGTAGTCCCGAGCGCGCTCTTTCTGGTCGGAAATAATGGTGTGTTCTTTCGAGTCATTTATGAATTGTAGGCACTTATCCGATATTTGTTGTTCTGTAAGTTTCATCATTAGCCTATTCCTAACTGGTAACTGTCTGGCACACAACTCATCGCGCCGACCGTACTAATCTGACCGTCAATCTCAGGCTGCACGTTTTGCGTGCCCCAGACGCCCATTACCCAGCAGTCGGCATCGTCGGGCGAATGGCCGAGATCCTTTTTAATTATAACTTTCGGCAAGATGATTAGTTTGCCACTACTAATTTGTACGGTGTACCTGCTTGCTATAACAAGTTGTCGGAACAATTCACTATCATTGACAGGTCCGGTCTTTAAGTGATGGATCTGCTCGGCTGCATATAGATACGCCTCGGCCCGGCGGTTAGCACACTGAAGCGCCTGGAGCGTGTCTTGCTTTTCTTTAGCTTTATTGCTGGAGTTGAAATACTGTACGTTGTATCCTGCGACATCCACAGCCAGCCCGTCGGCAACTCCGAGTCCGTTTCCAATGCAGTCGCAGATGAAGTTCTTCGTCCCTATCTTCTGGGCAATCACCTTGGCGGCCATGACGATCTCATTTGTCTTGTGATTGTCCCGGATTCGGTCTCCTGTCTTCTCTTCGCAATTCACCAACCCCATGATCCGGCAGATGTCACCGCCGAAGCCTGGGTCTATGGAGACGATCTTTCGTACCTCAATATCAGATATGGTTGTTGTTGCAAGATAGTTATTTAGTGTGTTCAGCATATCGGAAGTGATTAGTGTCATTTCCTCTTGTGTAATCCGGCTGCACTTGATTTCCTGATCGTAAATGGCCTTCGGAAGCAAACCTTCTCTAACGTCTTTTTGCAGTTTTGTTAATTCTTCATGGCTGTATATCCCCGAAAGCTCACCATCCACCCTTGAAGCAAAGCTGTTTTCCCTTAACTTCGGCGCTACGCCGCAATTAGGCAATGTCCCACCCTCAGACAAACAGCAGATGTAATCAAACATTCTATTTGCATGAACTCCCAGCGGATTAGGTGTATAAAGAAAATTTGCCCATCTAAACGTTTGGTGTTTCATAACCCATTCGGGCAATGGAGCTGAGATTATAGGTAACAATATTTCAATCCAAAGATACTCCTTCATCAGCGACCATTCGTCGCATGTCACGCCTATAAAATCCGTTCCTCGCCACGTATCAGGATTGTCAGCTCCGCCTATTTTAAGAATTGATTTATTCTCAAAAGTTACGAGCATCTTCTGTTCGTTCATTTCCCAGTCCATCTCACGTTTATCCGGAAGATAATGCTTGAGCATATTGGGATTGTCCCAAATGATATTGCGTGCCATGACCTGAGTAGGCGCTATGTGACCATAAATACCCTTTGGGAATCTACAGGCTTCTCTGATGTTCAGATTCAAAGCTCCGGTTGTCTTGCGGCATCTTCTATGCCATTCCTCCATGAATATCTGGTGTGCTGTTACCCCCTCCGCCCTCCTCCTATCGAACTCATAAAAAAGGCGCCGCTGATGTTCGTGGGCACCTTTACAAAATTCTGCACTTGGTATCATTACTCTTGTGTGCCTGGTTCTTCTGGTTCTTCTGGTTTTTCCTGTTTGGCTTGGACTGCGTTCATTGCATCGAGAAATGAGACGCATTGGGGCTGGATTTTCTCGTCGGCAGTAGTGGTATCTGTTCTCTCTTTATATCCATGATTAGAAGATAAAACCAACTTTGTGATCGTACTGCTGAATTCGCACCCAAGTCCTTTATCCAGTAGGATTTGATGTTGTGCTGAATGTAATTCCTCTAAAGCCAGTAAAAATTCAGGATGTTCCTTGCCCCAATTAGCTACAGTTTTCTCACTAACACCCACGGTAAGTCCGAACCCTGGCTGGGCTGGCAGTCGGTTGCCGAATGATGCGTAATTCTTGATGTAAGCCCTACACCTGTCCGGCATGTCGGGTGTATATTTCGACGGCCTTCCAACTGGATTAGGTTGCTGCTCTTTGTCTTCATCTGCCATAATATCGCTCATTTCTGCTTGTTTTGACCGGACTTATCTTCGGCCCAGCCCGCGATCGTGGCTCTAATCGAGTCCTGCTTCGTCAAAACTGGTAAGTTAGCCCGATTGAGTACCAACACTCGTCCTCGGAGCACTGTAACGCCTCTGGCTCGAAGGCGTGCTGGTAGTACACCGCGGGCTGGATTGCTATTGTCTGCGTAATCGGCACATGGAGCTTAAGCCCTGCCGTGGCGTGTGTCCAGTCTCGAATTATCGGCCCCCACGGATTGACTCCATCGTTATACGTTGCTGAAGCCCCCAGTACCGCCGAGATTGCTTTAGGATCGCCGAGGTTGACATTAGCTCCAACAGTATAAATTTGCCCGGCGTTTGCCTCATCAGGGATTATATGAGATATGCTCCAGGCCGGAGTGATGACGCCGGGCAAGGAGATTGTTGCCGACAATTCTTGAATGTCCGTGCCTGGAAATATCAGGTAATCATAACCAGCTCGCAGTTCCAAACCGGCAATCAACGGTAGTTTATAGGCTGCCGATGAATCCCAATACTCAATATCTTCGTGGTCATTGCCGATGTGAGTAACAGCACCGGCTTCAATCCCTTCAATCGTTGTTGCAATTCCCGGATGTACGTATTCATCACCAAAGACCTTGAAGCCGTGCCAGCGATACTCAGGCGTGTAGGTAGCTCCGACCTTATTCCCTTCTGCTGTTGCAGCTGATGTTACGACGAGCAACATCATTGCCGCAACTATGATTGATGTGATAAATGTTTTCATCGTGTGTTCCTTTCTGTTCAATTGGAAAATGTTACTGTTCTTTCGTAACTTGCGATGTCGGCTTGCCCATCGGCATTTTGGCTGCCAATTCTTTAAAAAGTATTAAAAACCAGGTGTCCATTTATGAATTTTTATGAAATTATTTTATTTTTAACCTCTTATAATTACGACACTTACAGCGATTATAAAAATATTTATCTTTGACATTGAAAAAAAGTCGCATATACTGATGGTGAAAAGTTAAGGATCTTGGCAATGATTACC